AGTCTTGAATTAGGATCTTTCGCAGCTTTAGGAAACTTTTTCATTTGGCCTGCACTTCTTGCGCAGAATGATTTACGTCTTTTAGCAGCTTTAGATCCTGGTTTGACTTTGCCAGTGACCGCTGTTTTTAATTTAGAACCAGGGTTTGCTCTTCGATACGCAGCAACACCGGCTCTTGTCATTCCAGCCCCTTTTTCAGTGGGTCTAAAATTTTTTTTATTTCTTTTTGGCATTACGTCACCACCTCTTTTCATGGCTTTTCTACCATCGGGAAAATTTCCATAATATTGTTTTGGTTCACCAAATCTTTGTCCGTAATCATTTCTACTCATGGCATTATTTTCTTTCCATAGTACTTTTTATAACTTTTATTAGATACAGGCACTCCACCTAGTTTACCTTTAATAAAACTTCCGGTATAATTTTTTTGTGCTTGTTTCATCATTGAATTCATTTTAGGATTTTTTTTATCACTAGTTGGTGACATTTTATTTTTAACCATTATCTCATTCCCATTCTTTTAGCCATAAATCCACCCATCATGGCTTGTTTTCTTTTTGCAAAGGTTTTTACATTTGTTGGTTTACCACCAACACCCTGTGCTACAGCTCTTTTTCTAGAAACCGCTGATCGTCTTTGACCTTCAGACATACGTCTTGCTTTTGCAAGTGGGACACATTTTGGATACTTACGTTTTGCATCTGCTTTCTGTTTTGATCTTCCACATTTTGAAAAAGAACCATCTTTCTTTTTACTTCCAATATCTACCCACTTTTGAGCAAACCATTTTTTAAGTCCGTTGCTAGCCATTACGAATTCTTTCCGTAAGCCCTGCCTCTGCCTTTCATTGCTAACTTACAACCTCTTCCACCTCTTTTTAAACCTTGTCTTCTTAATCTTTCAGTGGCTTCCATTAATCCACCACCCATTTTTTTAACTCTAGCTTTGTCTTGTTGTTTAGCTTTAGATTCTTTTACAAATTTTCTAATTGTTTTAACAGCTCCTGGCGTTATTACTTTTCCTATTCTTCTAAGTGTTTCTTTTGTGCGAATCATTCCGCCATTTTTCATACCTAATTCTTTTTTCATTTTTTCTAAAGCTTCTTTTTTAGAGTCTTTTCTTTTTTTAATTAATTCAATTGAATTTGTTTTTTTATCGTTTTTATTTGATTCTTTTATTTCTCCACCAGCTGCAGCAGGTTTACGTCCTCTAAAATCTTTTCTCTTTACACCAGATGGATCTTTAATTTTACCTGCACAAATTTTGCTAGCATATGCGTTCGCGTATGCACTGGGATATACTCGAAATTTTCTTTTCGCTGCGGCTTTACCTCTGGGACATAGTTTAGTCATTATCTTTTCCTTGCTGTTTGTTTTGCTCTTGCAAAGTTAGCTGCTGTTGGTGCACCTTTAGCACCTTTTTTACGCATCTTACCACCACGTTTTCTTTTAGCATGTATGTTAGCATATAAACCTTTTCCAGCCATTATTTTTTCTTTGAAAGATAAATGCTTCCATTTTTCTTTTTCTTACCATTAATTACACCTCTACCTTTTAAGATATCAGCAAATGTTACTTTACCGTCCCCTGTTAGATCAGGAAACTTTTTACCAGAACCTTTTTTCATTCCCATTCTACGGCCCATCATTCCGCCGCCCATTTTATTTTCTCTTAACTTATCAATTTTATCTTGAGTTTTACTAACTTTTTTTAGGCCAGGTGCAATGGCTTTTTTAACACTAACGCCCTGTTCTTTAGTTAATTTATTTTTTTGAATAGCTTTATCCGCACTTTTAATAACTTCATCTTGACCTGCTCTTCTTGTTTTTAAAGAACCTACTTTTGGTTTAACAGATTTGATTGTAGGTGAAACTTTACTTGCACCTTTCATTAAAGCTTTAATAAATATTCCAGTCATTATTTTTTTCCTCCGCCGTTTCTAAAAATTTGTGTACCCTTTATACCATAAATCGACGCCACGACAAGGATCCACAAATTAGTAAACCATGACGGGAGCTGCGAGAACATCTCGAAGAACAATTTTACTTTGTCCATCGCAGTTGGATCGTCTGATATAACTGCCCAGGCCAAAATTACTACGGGCAAACTTAAAATTATTAAAACTGCCTCGTCTTTCCAGTCTGACTGTCTAGCTTCTAATAATTTGCCCTGGTAAGCTTCCTTACCTTCGGCCATACGAGAAGCATGCATCAATTGTGCTTCAGACATTGCCATCTTCGTCTTCTGCTTATTAGCGTAGATTTTACTTCCAGCAGAAACGGCTAATCTAATTGCCGATAACCACATATTAGTACGCTTTAGAGTTTCTTCTTTTTTCTGGTAACATTCTTTTCTGACCGCCAACTGGCATTTCAGGTTTTCCTGTACCAATATAGTTAAAAGCTTTGTCAGCAGTTGTTTTAGATCTAGGATCTATTTCAACACTCTGCTCTGCAACTTTAACATCTTTGATTTTGTCTAGTTTTTGCATTTATGCTCCTTTTTTTACCCCTTTTATAACACCTTTGTTCTTAGATGCATAGAATATCTTTTCACCCCTCTTCTTGCCATACTGTTTCTTCATAGATTTCATAATTTTTTTACCTTTTTTGTTTAATGGCATTAATTATCCTCCGTGACTATGGTTGCTTGCTGTGCTCCAGCCTTTGCAAGGCTAACTCCAGCCCTTAATTTAGCTAATTTTTCGTTTTGTTCCATTTTTTCGTCTGCAATATTGCCTTGTTGCATTAATCTTGCCCTTGCAATGTCAATTTGAGCTTCATCATTGTCTTTTTTACGTTCATTTTCCATAGCACGTAGATCAACTTCTCTTGCTTTTAGTTTTAAAAGAGGATCAGAGTCAAATTGTGATGTAATTTGCTTCTCTTCCTTCATAAATTCTTCGGTCATTTCTGAAATTAACACTGCTTTTCTAGATTCTATTTGATTTGTAAGCGCTTGTAGTTGTGCTTGCACTTGTGGATTCATGGCAGCCTGCTGTTGCATCATTTGCATTTGCATTAATTGTTCTCTAAACTCTAATTGTACCTGTTCTTGTGCCATTAGACTAATATGTTCTAAAATATTTTTTTGTATCGCTGCCATAACTGCAGGATTATTTCTTACAATGTTAGTAGACATGAAATTTAAGTGGGCGGTTATATGCGCTCTGTGATCTTGACCAGGGAAAGCTTGAAAAGGTTTACCAGCTAATGCATTAATGTGTTCCATGCTTGGGTCCATTGGCGCATTTGGTGCAGGTGCAGGTAAAACTGCATCTACATTTTTAACACCAATCGCTTCATACATATTTCTGTAGATTTGGTACATATTATGTAGTGCAGGATTTGATGTTGCAATTTGTAATTGTGTTTGAGCTAAAGTAATTCTTTGTGACATAGAAAAAATATTTGGATCTGCAACAGGAACAATATCTATTCTATCATCGAAATCCGTTTGTTTAACGTTTCTTGCACCACCCACAACATCGTAGGGGTATTCTGGTGGCAAATATTGTGAAACTACTTTTGATAATAATTTAAATTCATCTTTCATAGCTGCATAACATCTTTTATGTATTGCAGACATAACTCTAGATCCACGTTCTAACAAAGCGATTGTTGTTCCAACAGCTGCTGCTTGATTACCATCACCAACACTCATGTCAGCGATAGCTGCAAATCTTTGACCAGCTTGTACAACTATACCTAATAAATTCAATAATGTTTGAGATGGTTCTTTGTATGGTAATGGAAAGAATGCATCTCGTAATGATCCACCTGGTGCATCAACATCTTTGAACTCACCTGGTTGTATTGGTGATGCTTCATCTCTAACTCTAACGCCTCTTTGTTTAAATCCTGCAGGTAAGTTTGATAATGTTCCTGCGTCTAATAATTGACGGAGAGCCGCCGTTGCGGTACGGCTCAATCCGCCAATCATATGAATGAGTCCAAAGCCATAAAATCCTAGTCCTGGCAGAAATTTAAAGTGGACAAAATATTGGATCTTATTTTTCTTTAGATCATTGGGCGCATAGTTTCTCCGTATAGAGAGTACTACTCGGCTGCCTTCTTCTACAGTTACAATGTAGGGCAATTTTATTCCTGTTGGTTCGTTGTCTTGACCAACTTCTTCAAAACCTTCTAAGTCTAAATTTACATGACACTCTAACAAAGTGTAAACTGGTTCATTTCTACCAGATTTTTTTGTGCCATCTAATTCACGTTCTTTTTTTTCTAAATCATTGTTTGTTACAACTCCTGGTGGTCCAAGTTCTACATCTTTATAAAAACCTGACACCTGTTGTTTTTTTAATTCATTTTCAGATATTTTTATTGTGTGTATCACTGCTTCTGCATCTTCAATACTAGTTGCAGTATATGGAACTATTAACTCATCTGCAGGCACAAACTTTGATACCGCTCTTCCAAGTGGTACATCATAGTAAACTTTTTTAAATGTAGAACCTGCAAGTGGTAAATGAAATAGCATGGAATCAAATTCAGATTCATACTCCTTCATTTGATCCATAACTAGATAATTCATGAAATCTTTAACACGATTTGCTTGTTGTTCTGTTTGTGGATTTTTTATACCAACAATTTGTGTTCTAACTGGACCATCGGCTGGTAATAATTCTTTGTAAGCTTGTGCTTGAAACTGTGTAACTGCTTCTGCTAACACTGGGTGTGTTGCACCTGATGCTCCTTGAAATGGTTCTGTTCTATTTTCATATTTAAATCCTAATAAGTCAAGCCCCTCTGTGTATCCTCTTTCCCAATCTTTTCTGGAAGATTTATAATCCATATAATTTTGAACCATGTCATTACCGATTGGTTCTAAAACATCGTCTGGTAATAAATCTGCTAAGTTATCAAAATGTGATTCTGTTCCAGGAACATTAATCGATCCTGGCTCAAAGTCTAATGTTACACCACCATCTTCTTCAGGTATAACTTCAATAGGTTGTTTTTCTAATTCTGCTTCTTGTTCCTGAACAGCAACTTCTTGTAGCTCCTCCTCTGAGGGGATCTCAAGTTTTGTTTTTGTGTTCGGGAGTGATTTGTCTATTTCTGCCATTTAATACTCCTATAGTTTCTTAACACGTTTAAATCCTGCTGGCAACCCTTCATCGCCGTCTGGTGTTGGCCCTGATATTGGTGGGGGTCCTGATTTTTTACCACCTGATAAACCTGCTATACCACCACCTGCTGCTTGAAATTCATCTATCTTAGGTTTAGGTAATTTTGATTTTTTTTCAAATTCTTCTGCTCTTTGTTCTCTTAATTTTAAAAGATGTTGATCAGCTTCAGCATCAATTGTTTGTAATCTTTTAGATAATTCAGGCATTGCAGTGGGTATATCCATGACATCTGTTATGCCAGGAGTTTTTGCAGCAACATAGGTATTAAGAACTTCCTCTCCATATTTATCTTTTATAAATTTTCTTTTTTCGTTTTCTCTGAATATACCACCAAGCATAACCACATCAGCCAAAGCTTCTGGCGTGCTTGAACCAGATTTTAAATCAGATCCTATAAAACCTAATTCAATAGGCACAGCTAATGGACCTAGTGCTTTTAATGCAGTTCTACCTACAGCTTTAGCTCCTTTTATGATTGGTTTTCTAAATTTAAATGCAGCTGCTGCTGTGCCTGCACCAGCTAGTTTTTCTCCCATAGAAAGTCCTGTTGCATCTGCAACTCCAGGTTCAGCTGCTGCTGCAGTTCCAAATAAAGTTCCAGCAGTTGCTATTCCAATTTTATCTGCAGTCCCAAATTCTAAAGCATCTTTTAATTCATTAACTTGTTCTTTTGGAAAACCAGCTCCAGTGTAAAATTTATCTACATTAAATTTAGTTTGATCTAAAACATTTCTTTTATAAATTTCTTTTTGTTTGTTAGACAAGTCTTTAAAAAATTTTGCATTAGGGTTTATGTCGTCTACCAAACCAACTTTAAATGCTGGGTTTACATTTGACATATCAACAAATAAATTTTCAGATTTAAAAGTTTCTCCTTGTTTTGGAATGTTAATATCTATTTTTGGTATTCTTGTTTCTTGACCTAAAAAATATTTATTTTGTTTGGCTAAATTCTTAGTTTGATTTACGGCTTGTGTGTATAAATTACTCATTTCATTTTTTATAGATTGTAATTCTTGCAACTCTTTATTTCCAATTTTTTTACCCACGATTTTATTTAATCTAGATAATAAAGTATCATGACTACTTTCATATCCAGTTTTTAATAAAACCTCTCTATTTAAAATTGGATCTTGAAAAGTTAAGGTATTAATTTTATTTATATTTGAATTTTTAATTAAGTTTGGATATTTATCTGTTATCTTAACTGAAAGAGGATGACCCACATCTTCCACAGCACCTGGAATAAATATCCCTTCAGATTTTGATATGGCGCGTGTTTGACCTCTAAAATTTCCAAGAAATCTTTTTAAATCAGGATCAAGTTTAACATCAAGATCGTATCTTAAAGAGGGGGCTAATTTTTGACCTTTAACTAATTTTTTTTCGTATCCTTTTGTTATTTTATTTACTGCGTCTTTAAGATTATATTCTTTTTGTTTTCCTGTTGTTGGTCTTGAGGTTACATCAAATCTTTTTAAATCTGTTGTAATTCTATCTAATAACTTTTTATTAGAAGCATCTACACCTAAAATATTTGCTATATCTTTTGCATTATAGAATTTTTTACCATCAAAATTTTTTATTTTATTTTTTAAAAAAGTTTTATCTGTTTTTACTTTTGTAGTGGCTTCTTTATAAGGGATTACATTTTTTGGCGTTGGAATAATGGTTTGTTTTATACCACCTTTCCCCACATCTGCTCCCTTACGAGTTCCTGTTTCTGATAATCTTACTCTATCAAAAATAGCTTTTATCTTTTCTCTACTTTCTCCAATTGATTGTGCTGCTGCTTTAAAATTACCATTAAATTTTTTTTGAGAATATTCTAAAAATTCTTTCATAAATTTTTTAGCAGCTGTTCTATTTTTTTCATCTGCCCTGTAATCAGGTATTTTTTTAAGTAAGTTTTTAACTAAGCCTGCTGTAGAAAATCCAGTCCGTCCACCGTAAGACATTGGATTACGTTCTTCAAACTCTCTAAAAGGATCGCTTGGTCTTTGTATTTTATTAGCTGTAGTTACTTCACCTTCATCGAATAGATCCATTAAGTCTTCTATTCGTTTTATAATATCGGCCATGTTATTCTCCTAACATTCTTGCGATACCACCACCTGCTTTTTTAATTGGCGGTGATTCTTTAGCAGCCTCTTCAATAATTTCTTTTCTAATAGACTCGCTTATATTATCTCCAGCATCTGCTATGCCTCCCTCAGGATCAAAGTCAATTTTATATTCATCATATTCATCAGGCATTCTAGCAGCAAGACCCTCTTCTCCCATTTGACCAGACTTGTATTCCATAACACTTCTATCTGTAATACCTTCAACCATTTCATCTCCCATTGTAACTCCACCCATTTTATCTTTTGTAATTTGTATATCACCTGATGTTATATCCTCCATCATTGTGTACTCATCACCATTTTTACCTGTGTAAGAATATTCATTCACTCTTTCTCTTGGTCCGATTTTAGATTGTTTGCCAAGTGTTCTAATTTTATCTACTAATGCAAAAAAATAATTAGGCGCTTCTTTTACGGTTTGTGTTGCAGCTTCAATAGCTTCAGGTGCTTGTTTACCGAGACCTAACAAACCAGTTTTTAGCGCACCAATACCTGCACCGGCAGCCCCCATTAATTTCATAAACGCTCTACGTGTCATACCAGCTTTTAGACCAATACGTCCACCTTGTGCTTTTTTATCTGGGTCTATTTTTTTAGGTTTAGCTCCCGTTGCTTTCATAATACCTGATCGAAGAGCAGCACCTTCTTGTGTGCCGCCCATAATAGTTTTACTTGGATCAAGAAATCTACCTTGCATGTCTACAACTTTTTCTAAATTTTTTAATCTTTGAACAGCTTCTTGTTGAATTTTTA